TAGTAATAGTATAATGTCAAAAATAGAAGTAGATGCAATAGATAAACAAAGTGGTTCAACCTTAACTTTAGGTGGATCAGGCACAGCTGTAACTTTAGCGTGTGGCGCTACTCAAACAGGTTTTGGTAGAACAGGAACTGTTGATTGGCAGACAACTCAATTAAAACAGCAACATTTACAGCAGTTAATGGTGAAGGTTATTTTGTTAATACAACAGGTGGAGCATTTACAGTATGAATTTACCAGCAGGTTCTGCTGGAGCAATTGTATCTGTTGCAGATTATGCAGGAACTTTTCAAACAAATAATTTACAGTATTTCACCAAATGGATCAGAAAAAATTGCAGGCAAACTTTTGATTTAGTAATACACAAGGTCAATCAGTAACTTTTGTTTATGTAGATGCAACAAAAGGTTGGATTAACAGTCAATGATTCAAGTGACAAATGTTAACTCTTAAATTTATAACAGCAACAGGTGGAACAATTACAACTTGTGGAAATTTTAAAATTCATACATTTACAGGACCAGGAACTTTTACAGTCACTTGTGCGGGAACTCCAAATGCATCAAATAACTGTAGTTTCTTATATAGTAGTAGCTGGTGGTGGTGGTGGTGGTGCAGGATATGGTGGTGGCGGAGGTGGAGCTGGTGGTTTTAGAGAATCTAAAGCTCCTGATTACTCCTTATACAGCTAGTCCATTAAATGCAACATCAGGTCCAACATATAATTACAGTTACAGTAGCATCTTATCCAATAACAGTAGGTGCGGGAGGGGTGGATCTGGTATAGTAATAATAAGGTATAAATTTCAATAATTATGACAAGTAAAATTAAAGTAGATAATATAAATAAAGTTTCAGATGATTCAAACATCATCAAAAAATGTGGAACAACTACTACAATCGGATCAGGAGCAAGTAACAATTGTTGTAGATGGCTCTGCAATTACATTAGGTGCTAGTGGTGATACGTTGCTTTAGCATCAGGTGCATCACAACAGGTTTTGGTAGAACAGGAACTGTAGATTGGCAAACAGGATCAATTAAAACAGTACATTTACAGCAGCTAATGGTGAAGGTTATTTTGCAAACACTTCAGGTGGAGCATTTACATGAATTTACCAGCAGGTTCTGCTGGAGCAATATTGTTTCAGTTGCAGATTATACAAAACTTTTCAAACAAATAATTTAACAATTTCACCAAATGGTTCAGAAAAAATTGGTGGAGTTGCAGCTGCAATGCACTTTAAGTACAGAAGGTCAATCAGTAACTTTTGTTTATGTTGATGAACAGAAGGTTGGATTAATGTACAAGATTCAACATCTAATGTTAGAGGTAATCCAAGTTTTATATTGTGCAACAGGTGGAACAATTACAACTTCTGGAATTATAAAATTCATACATTTACAGGACCAGGAACTTTTACTGTTTCTTCTGTTTCCAAACTGCTGCAAATAATAGTTTCATATTTAGTAGTAGCAGGTGGTGGAGGTGGAGGACAGTTGGTGGATTGTCAAGGTGGATGGTGGAGGTGGAGCTGGTGGATTTAGAGAATATAAAAGTCCTGTTACTCCTTATACAGCAAGTCCTTTAGATGGTATCCTGGAGGAACAGCAATTACAGTAACAGCACAAGTTATCCAATTACAGTTGGTGCAGGTGGTGCTTCACCTAATTCATCACCTGGAGCAGTGATGGAGGATACATGGTTCAAATTCAGTTTTTTCAAGTATAACATCAGCTGGTGGTGGTGGTGGAGCAGATGAAGCAACAAAAAATGGTTCTCTGGTGGATCTGGTATAGTAATAATAAGGTACAAATTTCAATAGGTAAAAATTATGAGTGAAGTAAAAGTAAATAAAATTAGTCCACGATCCGGAACAACTGTAACCCTAGGTGATAGTGGCGATACGTTCACAATTCCTAGTGGTGCAACAATTAATAACCAAGGTACAGCACAAACTTTGGTGCAACAGGTTCAGCGTCTTGGGTAACAACAGTTAAGACATCAATTTTACAGCAGTAGCTGGTGAAGGATATTTTGTAAATACAACAGGTGGAGCAGTATCAGTTAATTTACCAGCAGGAACTGCAGGAGCAGTTGTTGCAATAAAAGATTATGCAAAACTTTTGATACAAATGCAGTAACATTAGTTCAAAATGGTTCAGATAAAATTGGTGGTTCAACTATTAATGCAACTTTATCAACAGAAGGTATTGCAGTTACATTAGTTTTTATAGATTCAACACAAGGTTGGTTAGTAACAGATTCAGGTTTACAATCAGAAGCACCAACAGCACATTTATTACAGCAACAGGTGGAACAATAACAACTTGTGGAAATTTTAAAATTCATACATTTACAGGTCCAGGAACTTTTACAGTTTGTAATGCAGGTAATGCTCAGGATCAAATACAGTAGATTATTTAGTAGTAGCTGGTGGTGGTGGTGGTGGTGGTGGAGCAGGTGGTTTAGAGAATTCAAAATCTACAGTTCATAGCAGGTCATCCTTTAATGCTAGTCCAACAGGTGCTTTACCAGTTTCAGTACAAGCTTATCCAATAGTACAGTAGGTGGGGTGGTGCGGAACAATCTAGTAATAACACAGTCGGTAATTCTGGTTCAGTTTCAACTTTTTCAACAATAACATCAGCAGGTGGTGGCGGTGGTGGTGCTGCATCAACCCAAGGAGCAAATGGTGGTTCTGGTGGTCAGGTGGTGGAGGTGGACAAGGTACAGGTTATACAGGAGGAACAGGTAATAACCTCCAGTAAGTCCTCCTCAAGGTAATAATGGTGGAGTAGGAGCAGCAGGTGTTCCCATGGAATCCAGATCGAGCAGGTGGTGGTGGTGGTGGAGCCGGAGCTGTGGGTGGAGCAGTTACAGGTGGTGAAAATACTGGTCAAGGAATTGGAGGAGATGGAATGGTCCAGCAAGGTTTGGAGCAACAGCACCAAGCTATTACAAGGAACAGTCCTTTAGCACCTAATGGAAGCTGGTGGTTCAGGAATAGTAATAATAAGATACAAATTTCAATAGTTGAATGATAATTAAAATTAATATATAAGGAGAATAATTATGGCACATTTTGCAAAACTAGGATCAAACAGTAAAGTTATTCAAGTACTAACTTTGAATAATGGTGATATGTTAAACGCTGATGGCGTTGAAGATGAAACAGTAGGACAACAATATTTAGAAACACATAATAATTGGCCTGCACAAATGTGGATTCAAACATCTTACAATACATCTGGTGGCACACAAATCAGGATGGTGGTACAGCATTTAGAGGAAACTACGCAGGTATAGGTTATACTTGGGACGAAGATGATCAAATCTTTTGGCCTAAAAAACCTTATGCATCTTGGGTAAAACATAATGCATCAGCTTCTTGGAAATCACCAATCGGTGATGCTCCAGCATTAACAGCTGAACAAGAATCACAAAATACAGCTGATACTCACAGATGGTCTTACGTCTGGAATGAAGCTAATACAACTTGGGACTTGACAGATCAAAAGCATAAATTAAAAATGGTGGTGGTATGCAGAAGAAAGTATTAACAGAACAAGCATTATATTATGGTGATGTCGATATGCCTAAAGATTGGGACATTGACCGAGATAAATTATCAGGCGACATTTTACAATCAGTAATTCAAAACAAAGATTTTCCATTCTCAAGAACTTGGGATATGTTAAATACATATATGCGAGATCACGTTGGTCTTGAGTATGGTGTTAATTTAATTAACAAAGAAACGTGGGGAAATATTTATAAACCTGCGGAAACTACAATTCCTTTATTAAATATAGATCCAGTAGATCTACGTAACTCTCCAGACTTTACATTATTATATGGTGTAAAAGTCAAAGATTGTATGGTTAGAATACATTTTGAAGATAACAGACGTAAAGGTAGAAGTTGGGATATAGAACTTAAAAATAATATGTTTATTATGTTTCCATCAACTAATATGTATTACCTAACTAACAATCAAAAAGATTCATTAAACTTTGTACAAACAATAACTTATGAATATATCTAATTACTATTGGTATTTTAGTGGTGTACTTACACCAAAGTTTTGTGATGATGTAATAGCTTATGCAAATTCACAAGAAGAAGTAATGGCTAGAACAGGTGGCTATGGAGATAGAAAATTAAAAAAAGAAGAAGTTAAAAGATTTAAAAAGAAAAAGAAACTCTGATTTAGTTTGGTTAAATGATACTTGGATATATAAAGAATTACACCCATATGTTCACGAAGCAAATAGAAAGCTGGTTGGAACTTTGAATGGGAAAGATCTGAATCGTGTCAGTTTACAAAATATAAACACAACCAATATTATGATTGGCATTGTGATAGTTGGGATAAACCTTATGAGAAAAGAAGGATCCTGACAATGGTAAAATTCGAAAACTATCTATGACTTGTCAATTAACAGATGGTTCAGAATACACAGGTGGTGAATTAGAATTTGATTTTAGAAACTACGATCCACATATGAGAGATGAAAGTCAACACTTAAGAAGAGCAAAAGAGATTTTACCTAAAGGATCTATTATTGTGTTTCCTTCTTTTGTATGGCATAGAGTTAAACCCGTAACCGCTGGCACAAGATATAGTCTTGTTGTTTGGCATTTAGGAAAACCATTTAAATAATATGTATATAAATAATTACTTTAACACAACTATTTGGTCAGAACAAAAACCAGAGTTTGTAAAATCTTTAACTAAAGCATCTAACAAATATATTAAAGCTGCTAGAAATTTTCCAGAAGCTAAAGCACATATAAAAAAGTTTGGTGACTTTGGAAGATCATATCATTCAACACCACTTACAGCTGATAATGATTTTTTAGATTTTAGAAATTACATTGGTCAAAAGTCTTGGGAATATTTAGATCATCAAGGTTTTGATATGCAACAATACACAACTATGTTTAGTGAGATGTGGGTACAAGAGTTTGCTAAAAAAGGTGGTGGTCATCATTCAGCACACGTACATTGGAATCAACACGTATCAGGTTTTTACTTTTTAAAGTGTAGTGATAAAACATCTTATCCAGTATTTCACGAACCAAGAACAGGTGCACGTGCTACAAAATTAAAAATGAAACCAGATCAAAAAGGTGTATGGGGTGGTAGTGAGCTTATACATTTTAAACCTACACCAGGTACATTAATTATCTTTCCAGGATTTTTAGAACACGAGTTTAGTGTAGACTTTGGTATAGAGCCTTTTAGATTTATACATTGGAACATACAAGCAGTGCCAAAAGAGATGGCTAAAGATGTTTAAAAAAAAAAGTATACAGTTATCCGTCAAGCAATATCAAAAGACCTAGCAGCTTTTGTTGCAAATTATTTTATGATGCAAAAACAAGTTTATGATACTTGTAGAGCGCAAGATATATTTCACCCTTTGAAAATATTATAGGTCACTACGAAGGTAAAGATGAACAGATACCAGAAACTTATAGTCAGTATTCTAATATAGCTATGGAAACTTTAATGTTAAAATGCCAACCAAAATGGAAAAGTAACAGGATTAAAATTATATCCAGCTTATACTTATGCAAGAATTTATAAAAAAGGTGACGAATTAAAAAGACACAAAGATAGATTTAGTTGTGAGATATCTACTACTATGAATCTTGCTGGTGATGATTGGCCAATATATTTAGAGCCATCTGGAGAAGTAGGTAAAAAAGGAATTAAAGTAGATCTTAAACAAGGAGATATGCTAGTCTATTCTGGCTGTGAGCTAGAACATTGGCGAAATAAATTTAAAGGTAAGGAATGCGTTCAAGTATTTCTTCATTATAACAACCGTAAAACACCTGGAGCGAAAGATAATATGTTTGACAAGCGTCCACATTTAGGTCTTCCTTCTTGGTTTAAACGATGATATAATCTTTAGATGGAGGCAGGGCACCACCACATACCCCCTGTCTCCTTTTAAGGATTATTTATGAGTTTAGGATTTGACGCAATATCAGCATTACCATTTGCTACATCAACCAATCATTGGTGCATGTAAATGTAATGTAACAGGAAATGCACTTACTATTACTATTGGTAGTGTAGGTATTATTGCAGATTCTATTGTAACAGAAAATTTAGATCCAAATAGATTACATTAGGTACAGGTACTTTAACTATTAGTGGTGATGCTAATGTTACTGTTACAGGAAATCTCCAAGTATCTTTAGGTTTAGGTGCTATTGTACAGTTACTGCAGATGCTAATGTAACACCTACTGGAAACGCGTTGACCTTAGCCACAGGAAGTGTTACAGTAACAGGAGCAGCAAATATAATTCCTACAGGTAATGCTTTATCATTAGATACAGTAGAACCAGGAGTTATTACGTGGAACGATATAATACCAGGAGCAACAATGGTTTGGACACCAATAAAACCGTACTAATATGGCATCAAGTTATTCAACAGATTTATCATTAGAACTCGTAGCAACCGGTGAAAAAGCTGGTCTATGGGGAACAATTACAAATACTAATTTACAATTATTACAACAAGCAGTTTCAGGTTATGTAGAAGTAACTTTAAGCACTGGTACAACTACATTACTTTTATCTGATGGATCAGCAACAGCAAATGGTAAAAACCTTTACATAAAAGTTGTAGGTACTTTATCTGGTAATGCTAGTTTAGCGATGCCTGCATCAACAACAGGTGGTAATGCAAACAGAGTATTTTTTGTAGAAGATGGAACTACTAGAGGTGCAGCTCAGATAGTTTTACAGTAACTTTACTTACAACTGGTCAAAGCGCAGGAACTCAAGTACCTCTTCCAGAAGGTGCAACAGCTTTAGTTTATTCTAGAGGTAGTGTACCAGCAACAACATTAGGTATGTTACAAAAAGGAATGACTTCTGTAACTGCAGCAAGTAAAACTGCATATACAGCAGTGCTGGTGATCAAATTGTAGTAGATACAGTTGCTAACCCAGTTACAATTACACTACCAAGCATCACCTGCAGTAGGTGATGAAGTAACAATTATGGATGGTTCAGCATCAAATGGTTTTGCAACAAACAATTGTATTATAGATAGAAATGGTCAACCAATAGAAGGTGCAGCTAATTAATGATACTCTTGCTACTAATAATCAATGCAGTAACTTTAATTTATGCTAATGCCACAAAAGGCTGGCTATATAAATCAACGAATCAATAGGAGCTAACTTATGCTCTACTCAAATTAAATTTGCTCCTGGAATTGACAAACAAGATACTAGTGTTGGTGCAGAAGGTCGTTGGGTTGATTCAGATAATGCTAGATTTAGATATGGACTACCAGAAAAAGTTGGTGGTTGGCAATCATTACTTACAGATTCTATTGTAGGTGTAGCTAGAAAACAACACGCTTTTGTAGATACAGAAGGTAATAGATATGTTGCAATTGGCACAGATAAATTTTTACTTATATATTTTGAAGGACAACTTATTTGATATTACTCCTTTAGCAACTACTATTTCATCAGCTACATTTACTTTTAACTTACTGGCACACAACAATTACAATTACAACATCAGCTGCTCACAATTTAGAAGATGGTGATATTGTTTTATTAGATCAGTGTAACTTTACCTGGTGGTACAGGATTAAGTGCATCAGATTTTGAAGATAAATTATTTCAAGTTATAACAACTCCTACAGCAATTTACTTTTACTATAACTTTTACAAGTTCAGGTTCTGCTGCTTCTGGTGGTAGTGTAGTTAAAACCTTATGAAAGAGTTGGTCCAGCTGCACAATCTTATGGTTATGGTTTTGGTATTGGTCAATATGGTGGAACTGTACAAGGTGCACAAACAACAACTTTAAATGGAGTTAAATGCAGATACAGCAGGTACAGGTGGATCGGGGACGCGGTTTAGTTGTTACACAAACAACAGGTTTTCCTACTGCAGGAACTATTGCTGTAGCTAATGAATTAATTACTTATACACATCAAAAAGTGCTACACAATTTTTAGGTATTACTAGAGGTGCAAAAGGAACAGCAACAACTGGTACATCAAATGGTCAAGCACATTCAATGGTGCAACAGTTACAAATGCAACAGACTTTAGTGGATGGGGTGATGCAGTTGATGCATCTAGTTACTCTTGAACCAGGTCTTTGGTCATTAAGTAATTTTGGTCAAGTATTAGTTGCAACTATTGCAAATGGTAAAACATTTACATGGAATGCAGGATTGCAGCAAGATTAACAACAAGAGCATCTACAACTACATCTGGATTTTCTAAACAACAGCTAATCCAACAGCAACAAGAACAACACTTATATCACCAACAACACGTCACTTAATTCATTTTGGAACAGAAACAACTATTGGAGATACTACAACACAAGATGATATGTTTATAAGATTTTCAGAATCAAGAAGATATAAATGATTATACACCAACAGCAACTAACACTGCAGGTTCACAAAGATTACAAGATGGTACAAAAATTATGGGAGCTTTAAAAGCAAAAGAAAAATTCTAGTTTGGACAGATAATGCATTGTACACAATGAAATTTGTTGGTGCACCTTTTACATTTGGTTTTGAACAAGTTGGTACTAACTGTGGATTGATTGGTAAAAATGCAGCTGTTGAAATTGATGGTGTTGCTTATTGGATGGGTAGTAATGGTTTCTTTATGTTTGATGGTACAGTTAAATCACTTTACCTTGTTCTGTTGAAGATTATGTTTATGATGATGTAGATACAACTAAAGGTCAACAAATTAAATGCAGGTATTAATAATTTATTTACAGAAGTTGTTTGGTGGTATCCAACAGCTAGGATCTGATTTTAATAATAGATATGTAGTTTATAATTATGGTGAACTAAACAAGTACCTATGGGTAATTGGTATACAGGTGTTAATAGTAATTCTATTAGAACAACTTGGATTGATACTTTAGTTTATCCTAAACCTTATGCAACAGCATTTAATAGTTCAGGCACAGGAACTTTTCCCTGTTATAGGTGAAACAGGTTTAGGTCAAAGCGTTTATTTTGAACATGAAACAGGAACAGATCAAGTTAATCCAGATGGTAGTACAACAACTTTAACTTCTTTTATACAATCATTTGATTTTTCATTACAAACAGATCAAGGTATTGGTGAAGTATTTTTAGCTATGAGAAGATTTTTACCTAACTTTAAAATTTAATAGGTAATGCAAAAGTAATGTTCTGTTAAAAGATTATCCTGCACAATCAAATACTGCAACTGCTTTAAGTCCTTTTACTATTACTCTCAACTACAATTAAAAAGTTAGATACTAGAGCAAGAGGAAGATATGCAGCTATTAAAATAGAAAATACAGGCAGGTGAGTCTTGGAGATTTGGTACATTTCAAGTAGATGTACAACCAGATGGAAGAAGATAATGACTAAAATAGTAGTAAGATTACCAGAACCTAAAAAAGAATATAGTGAAGATAATCAAAGACAAATTAACAGATCTATCACTTTATTGTAGAACAATTAAACTCTACATTTTTAACACAATTAAAAGAAGATCAAGAAAGATTTACTTGGTTTGTAGGATTAAATGGCAAATATATATAAAAACGCAAAAAAAGATTTAACAACTAACACAGTTACAACTTTATATACTGTACCTTCTAACTCTAGAGCTATTGTAAAATC